TTGACGGAGACTTTTCTCTAGAATGGTTACATTGGCTTGTGCAGCCTGTGGGGTTAAACTAACTTTGTAGTTAGCGACACGCGAACGAATTATATCCGACTCTGATGGTTCGGGTTCGTCTTGCGCGAAGGTTGAAGTTGTTGTTTTCAATTCATCTGCCATAATATTTCTATCCTATAAGTTCCATGGAGCCCTGCTCGACTAGAAGATTCTTCCTACTGAAGCTATCACCGAAACTTCCATTACTTTATGTATAGTCTCTGAGGGACTTAATTATATTTATACACATTTACACTTGAATATCGGGAAAGGCTGCCACTGCTAACTTAGAATCTATGTTAGGGAATGGGTTTGTTCCATCTTTAACCAAGTCAATCATTTCTGATTCTTTGGCAGGAATCCCTTCTAACATTTCTATCCACATGGTTTCTCTCCTTGTAGGTGGAACCTGTTCTGTCACAAAATACTTAAACATTTTATGTTCAAATCTTAATGAAGTTTCTGCCAAGTCACTCGCTGGGTGAACATTCGTTGTATACGGTGTTTTACCTTCGGGTAATGTGGAATTAATAGAAGGACTGAATAACCATTGTAAGGTTAATTTCACTGCACCGTTTCTATCTCCAAAATGTTTAAGACCGTTAACTGCATTGTCAAAGTTTTCTGCTGCGACAATGTTTGCTTGACATAGTATTTCATATACGTCTGCATTTGCTGGGAGTTGGGTTCTCTCGGTAATCAATTCCATTTTGGGTTTGTTGGGAGACCCTTTAGGTCTACCTCTTCCTTTCTTTTCTGTCATAATGTAAAATCCTCAATATGATCTAATAATTCTGATAATCTATGTTTACTTAAGTAATCCAATATCTTCCCTCTTACAGGTTTAGTATTCTTAAACTCTTGTCTAATCGATTCCCTAACATCGTTAGGTATCATCTCTAAGTCTATTAGAGTTTGGTTTCTTAAGTAATTCCTATAGTATTTATCGTCTTTTTCAATGGTGATTCTGAGATAAGTTTCTAACATTGGTTTTCTTAATGGGGTTTGTCTTATCCCTTCGTCCAAACAGTTATCATTAGATAATATGTTCGGAACACCATCTGATTTATCACCCCTTAAAATATGTTCTTTAAGGAACATACTAGGGTCGTTGCATACTACCAACTTACCTAAGTTAGGTGAATACTGGTCTACATGAGGAAACTTGTGTAACTGTTGAAAGTCTTTATCCCCACTAACTATTAAAATTCTTTCTACACCATCACCTCTAACAGAGTCTTGAACCAATACTGCAATAATATCATCTGCCTCACATCTATCAACGGCCATATAATAATATGGGAAGTTATCTCTTATCTCTTCTTTTACCTTATGCAATGTATCAAAGATTAACTTCCAATCCCTGTCATCCTTTTCTCGTGTCTTCTTACGGTTTGCTTTATACTGGGGAAAGAAATCCTTTCTCCATGGCCGATAGGCATCTGTGCAAAGAACAATAGCACCGTATTTTTCGGTATATCGTTTTTGGTAATTGCGTATGGAGTTTAAAATCATGTGACGGAGCATTTTTTCGTTTATCTCACCATCATTCATTTTGAGTTGTACCATCAGACCAGCAATAATGGTCTGACTAAAATCTATTAATATCATTGAATCACTTTAACTAATAATGTATTCTTGGTTATCCTACTATTTGCTTCCTTCAATTTTGTTCTAAGTTCTTCCATAAAACGGCCAGCAACAATATTACCACCTTCTACTAGTCTATCAAGAGAATTCAATTCTGTCAAGGTCTTTTCCTGAGAAAAATCTACCCCTATAATTCGGGAACCATTTACAGAAAGACGACCATCAAACATAGATACTTTTCTAGTTGAAGTGTTATAAGTGTATAACTGTCTTGATCTCACTATCTCTTCGGGGTTTATGGATTTGTATCCTTCGTATTCTTTTAAGTAAGGTAGGTTCTTAACCAGTTGTGCTGGAGTCTTTACTCTAACTTTTCTCACAGGTTTATAATTATCACAGTATCTTACAATGTCTGCTTCAATCTGTTCACAGAAATCTATAAATCTTTGTTTTTGTTTTGGAGTAAAGTGACCGTAACCTTCTTCTAACTGTTCGTCATCTTCTTCGTTTTTAAGTTCAGCAATCTGATCTGCCATTTGACCTTGAAGAAATTTAACTACTCTTGAACTCCATCCCAGTTTAACAAGATACTTATACATGTCAAACTTTGTTTTACATTTACTGTCAATGAAGTTATCGATTTCATCGTCTACTCGATCCATAGCAGTTAATGCTTTCAGTCTCGATCTTTCTTGAATTGATACAAATTCTTTTCCCATCGAAATCAAGCCTGCCAGTTTTGTCTGTTTTTAAAACTCTCTAATATTTTATTAACTATGCCTTTGGAAACCTCTTCTATTCCATTGAGGCCTGGCACTGAATTCACTTCGATGAAAAGGGGTTGATCTTTTTCTCTATCCACTGCTGGAAAGAAATCAACTCCAACCAATTTTCCTTCAACTGCATCAGCAGCTCTGAGACACTCTGATATCTCAAGATCAGTTAATTTAATTGCTTCGGGTTTTGATCCTTGTGCAACATTACTTCTAAAGTCACCTTCAACTACAGGTCGTTTCATTGCACCAACCACTTCTCCGTTACACACTATTGCACGGACATCATATTCTGATTCCACAAACTCTTGTAATAAAATACTAAGATATTCATTCTGTTTATGAATAAGTTGAATAAATGAAATAAGTGATGATGCACTTTCAATAAGAAGAACACCTACACCCTGTGAACCAGTTGCAGTTTTTAATATAATTGGAAAAGATGTATTTAATTCTTTGAATGCTCGATCTGCTAACTGAACATGTTTAATACGAACTGTGTTTGGATGAGGAATATCATTTCGTTCAAAGTAAAGTTGATTGTGTAATTTGTCTTTACAAATATCATGACACTTAACACTGTTGATAAGTGTGTAACCTTGGTGTTCTAAATCCTGAGAGATGATTGTCCATGAACTGTTTGACGTGACACCAGCATCACCTAATCCTCTACACATGATTAAGGTGTCATCAGGACTAATGGGAATAGGGTCTAAGTAATCTGCTTCTGTATCTTTAAGTGTCGGTTGTATTACCTTACCGTCTTTATCTGTTTCAAAGGCATTTATAAATTGTTGACCTGCCTTCTCTGAAATATACATTCCCTTAAAGTCTACAAGGTGACACTTGATTCCCATCTTCTTTGCAGTTTCCTTAATTAACACTGCGGTAGTGTTAGGATCATCTTCATCGTGTGCAGTAAGAATGACTAACTGGTAATCTTCTTTTTCTTCTTTTACTGTATGTAATTGTTTAAAGCTTTTCATTTCTTTTTATTCAGTCTTACAAAATACTCTGCATCTAATAAGACTAGGGGTTTAGTTCTATTTCTTTTTATAACCACTAAGGGTTCGTAACCTTTACAATTAGACTCTGCCTGTTCGTATGCTTTCCAAACATTAACAGCTTCTTGATTCTTGCACTCGATACTATAAGGGAACACTTCCCTAGTTTGCTTACCCATGATGATGTCTTCACCACCCGAACCCATAGGTCGGGATTCTAAATCTTCACGGTCTACTTCAAGTTCTTCTACTAATAAATTAGCAAACCATTTTTGAAGTAGTCTACCTTTGGCCTTTGCACTACTGGTTTTCATTATTAAGGTAAGCTGTTTCTCCCTCGCTCATATCAAATGTGAGACTGGTTCCACATCCACAAGCACTAGATACTTTTGGATTTATAAATTCAAATCGTTCTTGGATTCCGTCTCTAATAAAATCTAATTTCATACCTTCAATATAAGGCATGTGAGAAGTATCTATAAGAAACTTAAAGTCACCGTGATCTAACACAAGGTCAGTAGGTGTCTTTACACCCTCATCAAAAATGTATTCCATTCCAACACACCCAGCTTCTTTAACACCAAGACGAACATTCTTTACACCCTTGTGTAGTATCTGTTGTCTTGCTGCTGCTGTAATTTCTAAAACTTTTTCTGTCATGGATCGACTACCTCAGGTCTGTCATCTTCTTCATCTGTTTCAATATTAAACTCTTTAACATTTAACATTGGATATGGTATATGTATATCTTGGTCTTCGGGAACATAGAGATAATTAATCTCACATCGATTACAAGTGTCTACTGCATCATAGATTGTTTCCACGAGAGGTTCACCACCTAAGTTAAATGAAGTGTTAAAGATAATCGGAACCTTAGTAATTTTATAGAAGGCTTCGATTAACTCATAATAATTTTTGTTCTGTTCTTTAGTAACTGTTTGTATTCTACAGGTTCCATCTGCATGAACCAGTGCTGGAATATCTTCGTATGCTTTTTCCTTTGCTTGAATTGCAAATGACATCCACGGAGATTCGGGTAACTGTAACATTTCAAAATATTCTTCTGCATGTTCTAACATAACAGTTCCAGCGAATGGTCGATACTCTTCTCTCTGTTTAACAGAATTGACAATTTGTTTTGCCTCAGGATGTCTAGGGTCAAATAATATAGAACGATTACCCAATGCTCTTGGGCCCCATTCACTTTCTTCTCCTTGAAAGAGTCCAACAATTTGTTCTTGAGTAATTATTAGATCAATGACTTCATCTAAGTCTCGTGTGATTTCAGTAATAATCATTCTTTTGCATTCTCCCTCTTCAACCACAATGCAGCTCCTAGTGCAGAGCCACCATCGTGTGGAATTGGATCAACAAAGAATTGATGATCAGGAAATTCAGAAAGGTATTTGTAATTGTTGGTGCAGTTTAAACTGTAACCACCACTCAACACTATGTTCTTACAGTCGGGATTTAATTCAACGGCATGTTGGATAATTCCCATTGCATCGGCAAATGCATATTCTTCTAACATTTGTGCAACCGTGTATCTATTAAAAACATTTGGAATCGTTTGACCATAGGATGCCATACCCATAATCTTACCAGCTGCACGTCCTTTATCGTCACACCCAAACTCTTTGGACATGTTACTAAAGTTCATACCACTGGATGGTCTGCAAGAGATAACTATCTCTGCACCGTCATGTTCTATTTCTTTATCGTCCCAACACATGAAACAGTCGGATCGCATGTTTGGCAGTTCATAACCCCACTGGGAAAGAAACCGATTGTTGGATAACCGTTGCCATTGTAATTTGGGAGCCCCTGATGTTGAGGTATAGTATATGGACTCCATTTCTTGGAAAAGGGGATACCCATCTCCGTGTAATCTTTGGGCTCCACCACCGTCCCACACAATTGCGATTGCGTCTTCATCTTTATATGGGCTGAGATAATGAGCACACTCGGCATGATACAAATGATGCTCGTGAGCAAAATGAAAGTCCATATTCCCGAACTGGTTATCCGTGATTGCTTTGCAAATTTCTTTATCTTCATCTTCTTCATCTTCCTCAAACGTAAGTTCAAATCTTTCGTCTGCTTCAAGTGCATCCATCCTTTCTTTTGTTAAATGTTCTTCCTGTAATATTCCACACAGCTCTCTTTGTAATCCTGCGTCTTTATAAATCTTTCCTTCAAAATTTCCATCAATCCATCGTCTGTCAAATGATGCAAAAATCAAATCATCAGGTGGATCGACTTGACGTTTCTCGATACACAAAAATGCATTGTCTTGACCACCACGAGGAGTCCACCACTTATCTCTTCGGAACCTTGGTTCGTCAAAAACAAAATCTACTTTATCGTCTGTGATCTGTGCAACACTTGGATCATGGGAAATGTTGATCCCTAATATAACCATAATTATTTTTTCTTTATATGTTTAGAATACTTGTCAGTCAATTGTTTCTCAGTAACGATTTTATCATTTAATAACATTTCAATAACATTTCTTCTACCGTGTCTGTCTGCATTTCTAAATACGAAAAAAACTAATGCAGCCACATACACAATGTGAATGATATATAAATTATCGTTTACTGCTGTTGGTTCCATAATTAATAGTTATAATAATCGTCAATCTCTACCTTAGGTGCGTTTCTGTTTTTCCATTTCTTAATGTAATAAGCAATGGTAATATAAATGCCTGTGATAGTCAGAACCCAAAATATTGCTAATAGAATAAAATGGAGTAACCACAATGGGGATACAAATAAGTTATAGAGAAACTCCCACATTATTCTTCTTCGACTACTTCGGGATTAACCTCAACCTGTGCAACGTCCTTACCCTTCTGCCAAACAATTACACCCTCGGAAGAATGTAAGTGGTGTTCAGATAAACCATGTTTCAATTTACTACGTTGTGCAGTGTTCTTATTAACTCGATCTCTAAGACCGTGTTGTCTCTCTTTAGTTTGAGACATGTCTTTCATCATCTTGTGTTTGAACATTTTGTCTTTCATCATCTGATGACTTCCTGTATGTAAAACACTAAATGTGATAACAACTATTATAATGGCACCTAAAAACTTTAGACTGCTCTTTAAAAAATTCCACATAAAAACTCCTATTGATCGGCAAAGACTGGTGCATCAGTTAATGCCTTGTCTACCGATTCCTTTATTTGAATTAATCTACGCTTCATGATTGAAGACGTGAACCCATCATTATATGGGTTGTTCATTTCATAATGTAGATCAGTTATTGCTTTTAATGCACCCTTCGAATCAGGTGAGTAAATAATTGGTCTATCATATTCTGCAATTGCATCGATCTCATTCATAATATACTCCTAGAAAAAATTCAATTCATGATCTATTATAACATTATTTATGTTCATTGAATAGATGTTTTTCCCAAATACCATCCGACCAACGACACTCGACACCCTACGGTGATAGGAGTGACTCGGTGACGAACAAAACTAGGGAAGATATAAAGACTTCCTAACTTAGGTGTTACACTTACAACACTGCCACTGTTATTATATTCAAACACTCCACCTTCGTAGTCGTCTGTTAATTGAATAGTAAAGGATAATTGTCTGATGGTTCCATCCTCATAGGGAATGGTTTGATCTGCATGCCAGTCGTAATGGTCTCCCACTTCATACATGGCATACTGTAATTTCTGTCTACTGTGTATATGGATGTCTGCAAAACATTCCTTCTTACTGGACACAAGGGCATTCTGTAATTTGATTTCCACACTGGTAGGTAAATCACCGATCCAGCATACACTACCCTTGCGGACGACCTCATCATAGTCTCCAGCATTCTTCGGTTTGTTTCCTATGGTTCCATCAATCATTGGTTTAGGAAATGCCAATGCATGGATTTCATTGATCTCTTTCTGAGTCAGGAAGTTATCTTGCTGCCAAAAATATTTGACACTATAATCCCCATCCCAATTAAGGTCTGTTAATTCTGCTTGTTTTTGTTTATAGTCCATAACTAATCTTGCTTCGAGGAATTGTTCTTCTAATATCTTTTTATGTTTAACAATATCACTGTATCTCATCTGTTCATAACCATGAGTAAATGTCAATCGGAAAGTGCCACAGCAAAGTGAATAGACCGTAAAGGGTTCCTAGAACTAATAAGGGATATCGGAATGATGTGTGGTTCCATAAGACGAGACCGAGGACAATCGTTACCGTTGCAATAACAATGTCTGCAATAAGGACATTGGTGTAGTCATAGGTGATCATTATATATTATTCTCCCTACTAAGAAGAACATAGTATATGTAGGTAAATTTAAAACCTATCAAAAAATCCAAACAAGAAAAGCACCAACAATAAATCCATCGATCCACATAAACCATTTCATATGGTAATCGGATAGACCTAATCTGTTTTGGCACCAATCTACTTTGTCTTCAATCCAATCTAGACAGTCTAACACTTTCGTGGGTAGTAATGACTTAAACAATATTTTCTCCGTTGGGAACATTAGACGTTCCCTGTTTTAAAACCAACGTATCGAAACCCGACTTCTTGAGCTTCGAGTTCGATACTCTTTAGATATTTATCTACTCTGAGTCCGTAATCAGAACAATAATCTTCGATTTCTATATAGGTTCCATAGACGTATTCTCTGAAACCGTTACTGTCGTTGACTATTGCGTATTCGTTTTTATCCATGTCACCCGAAGTTATTTTTGGTCGGTGGTTACCCATAGTATTTAATCCTTAATAATATAAATCCAAACATCAAACCCAATCCAATCGAGACGAATAGATTAAGTGGCCAGTCAAAATTTGCACCAGCGTATCCATATAACAAAAGAGTTTGATCAGTGTATTCCATCGGGTTCACCTGTGTCAAACATTAAATCAAAGTTAAGTGGAAGAACCACTCGCATGATTTCCATCATCGCTTCGTAGGTGATTGCATGTTGTTTGAGTTCGTCCAGTTTCTTCTGCACACTCAATAACATGAGATCATTCTTTTTCAGTTCCTTTTCGATTTCTTCTAGTATTTCTACCATACCTTTTTTCTCGCTCCCTGTGCTTTTTCTTTTTTACGTTTTTGTTTTTCTTTGGTCGAGACCTTGGGTTTCCCCTTAGCCCGTCCTTTGATATTCCGACCTTTGCTCATATTCCTTTTCCCTCATGAAGTCATTCATGAATTTATCTACACTCCAACAGTAGGCATCTATATCCAACTTGGTTCCGAAGATTTGTATTTCGGGGCCTTCTTGAATAACCAAACCTTCTAGAGTTCGTTCACAAGCCACCATACTTTCCTGTGGAATGGAAACTTCTATTTGTTGTTCGTCACTATTATAAGGAGTCAGACTCAATATAATATATAAGATGACATCAGAACCGTTAATCATAATGTTCCATTCTTAGGATCGTCATAAATTTCATTTGGAGATATACCCCACACGAACCCTTCACCGATACCCCACACGTTCCGTTGAGACCCTTTGTTTATAAGGGTCTTAGAGGTTGTCTGCCGTTCTTTGACCTGACGTATTTGTTCTTTAACAACAACCTGTAAATCTTCCAGTTCATTTAAATCTTCTCTGTCGGTGATCCAATCGATCACATCTACTATATGCATTATAACTTTCTCCTTTTAATGCGTCTAACAATTTCTATTAACACCAAACGTGTTTGCCGATCACCCAGTTCTAGTACACTAACGTGTCCGTTGATAACTCGATCCGTCAACTGATCTATATCCCTAACCATCCGAAAAATTCCTTGGCGAATAAAAATATAGGAATAATGAGTGCAACTGCACCCATGTAAATCAGGGTTGGATCATCCCATGGAAATTTATCATTCATAATTACTGCGATCCTTTATTTCCTTTCTAAGTTCTTGACCCATCCAATCTATATGCCTGGCACCGTAAGCGGTAATCCATAATAGAATAAACCACACACTAAACAGACCACCGAGTATAATTCCAAAAGTTCTCATGATGATACTAGGGTGGTTACTAAATTTCTAAGTAATAATACTAAACCAAAAGAGTTAAGCATTATAAGAGCCCTGTCTTCCCATATCGCAGACACCACTAACCAACCAGCAACACCAACAATTGAGAGAATTAAATCATATAATTGTAATCCTTCTACTCCTCTCATTGACATTGCAGCTAGAATAAAAATACTTGCTATCCATTTAATATACCAATCAAAGGTATACTTGGGAGTTGCGGATTTAAACCACCTGTTAGACTTTTTAAGTTCTTCTTGACTGGGTAAGATACTCATGAGATATACATCATCCATTCCTTAATTATTATAATGGATATGAATAATAACAATATCATCCACACTGGATCAACGGTGGGCATTCTAGGAATCATTCGTCATACCCTATTCCTAGTTCCACTTCTCTTCTTATAATTTTATTAGAAAGTTTTTTATTATACGCCTTCTCTTTCTTACTGAGAGAATGTATAGTTTTAATTTTAGTCTTTTGTGCCATACCAATTCCATCTACCATCAGGCATACTGTGAACACCTTCCTCATGATCATTGTAACCAAACCCTTTATCTATAAGGGTTTCAGAGGTGTTGTAATTATAGAAGGGAGATTTGTTCTGCTGGTGTAGGTTATACTCACGGATATACCCATCAATATCTTTACTAGTGACGAATAAACCAGCAGGCCAAGACTTGGGTCTATCCTTCTGAAAGGTGACTTGATCATCTGACATACGTTTATAGATGTATTGTGCTAAAGTCTGTTCGCCCTTTTCGGTCATAATTTTTTAGAAAAATATTTTTCGTTAGTGTTATTTATCTCTTTTAACATATTCGATAGGGGGGTTGAGGCACTGGCGATTATTCATAGGAGTCCCAAAATACTGTTTGCCGCTCAGAGGTCATTTAAGACGTTCTCCTGAGTTCGACCACATAACCCTTATCCTCGTATTCCTTTGCCAGCGAGAGTCCCTTAGAGAGACTCACAGGTGTCTCAGTTCGACACCTAACAAGTGGCAGTCCTTCATAAGTCATTTCGGTTGCATCTCTGAGATCACTGTGAGCGGCTTCGCCGCGAGCAGTATAAACCCTGACGGTCTTCCATCCATACTTCTGATCTTTCTCTAAGTTATCCACATGTCATCCACAGGTTATCCCCTGTTGCATATAACCTTTAGTTATATGTCGTAGTTATAAGAACCTGACGTAAGTCATTGATTCTTCTATATAACTATTCGTTATAAGGTGGGAGTCTTTCTCATTACTCCCTTGAGGGTCTCGGTGTTTCTAACCGTCACGACTTCACTCGTTACATACTAAGACAGTATCCGTGACTCACTGTTTTAATTCATGTATTCATTATATCATTAGGCGCACCGCATTGTCAATACGGTTCGGGTAACTCTTCGAATCTTTTCTCTACTACCCTGTCAACGAGATCATCATATGACACCGCGGACACTTCGTTAATAGAGAGACCCAACTCTGCAATCAAGTCGAGTCGATTAAGTTTAAGGACGTATGCCATCAGGCGCTCTTTGCTTTCTGTGTTACCCATGTGACTCATATTACATTCCCATTCTCTAACTATAGTATATCAAAAAGTGAGAGGCATTGTCAAGTAGGTAGTAGTGGTCAGTGGATTTCCTTATGGGTGAGAGGTGATAACCGCCCACTGACCTTCCTCTACTTAAGTTGTTCTGTTGTTAATGCGTAAGTGAGTCCTTACTATTGATTGTTATTATATATGTTCTGAGGGAGTCCATCCCCACATCTATTACTACTGGACTCAATCATTCATTAGGAGACTAGTATGACAGAAAGTGATACGCATTGTCAAGTGTTTTGTTTAATATTATACCATATATTACGAAGGTAAAAACAGTTCCCTGAAGCAGGGCCCATGCGAATCGGCGAATACGACTAACAAGTGTTCATAGTGTAACCTCGGAGAATCTCTGAAACCCTTTCAAATCAACATCTTATAGACCTGCGTCAAACTGTGTCGCAGGGTAAGACACATTCAGAGTGTCTCCGATGCGCATTGTTACACTCCACCTGAAGGGCCTTGGTCGTCTCAGAGAAGGTCTGAAGATTCTCTCCGAGAAAACTAGGCCTTGACTCCTTACTAAATATGTGATTAACATCTCCGAACAACACCACCAAAACCCACAATAATCCACTTTCCTCACAGTCACACAAATCGTATTATATTAGTATAACCCCAAGGTGTTCACCGAAGAATATAATCAAGTGCGTCCGAGTCCATTCCGAATTATATTAAAACCCTCTTACATCAATACCTTAGTCATGGTATAATAGATGTATTATGAAAGAAAGACTAATAAACTACATAGACGAATGGAAGTGGTTCTTTATTAATCTGAATCCTTTTGAGAGAATACTCATAGGTCTACTCGGATTAATGGTCGGATTGTTTCTTCTAGTAGTATACTAGACATGTTATGGAAATGGTTTGTGATCACTATGGTCACATTAGCAGGATTACTACAACTTAGTTTTATACTCTATGGATAGTCACAGAAAGTTACATCAACAAACTAGTGCAACAGTATTCTCAGGATTGATTATTAATTATCCTTTGAGTATTACTCTGTTATGGTTCATTATGGATTACCTTGGTATCTCTAATACGTTTATCATTGCAACACTGGTCACATTCTTTATGACCATCTTTGCATATTGCAGAGTCTATATTGTCCTTCGGTTCTTTGAGAAAAGAGAACCTCTGCCCTAGTCCGTGTTAGTGTATTCTAGAAACCTTTGATCTGATATAGTCTTATTCAAGACTGCCTCTCGATGAAACTCAATATGTTTTGGATCGGTATATACGTCCATGGCAAAACTGATTCGTGGTTCTCTGAATAGATGAGATGGAACTTTGTGTTCGAGTTCAGCAGAGATTATGTTGATGTCCCCTACCGTGTTTGGTATGTATCCCACGTCCTCGTAGTGTGTTCCAGTGGATGGATTACCTGAGATGAATACATTGATTGCATAGAACCCATTCGCAAACGTGGTGTCTTCGGGATGGTTGTGTTTGTGAGTTGGAAGTCGTTCCCCTTGTCTGATGATATTGCACCATGACTGGATCGTCATGTTAGTCACTCCATCAAAATCAGGATACTCGTATAACCGTTGTGGTATATTCAGACGTTGAAATTCGGGATGACTTAACCAATTGTAAACCGTGTGTTGTGCAGTCAGTCCAGTGTAACCCGATAGATATGGATTCTCTAATCCTAACACATAGTTTTCATGTTGTTGAATGAAGGTAGAGAGTGTTCCACATTCCAATTCAGATAGAAAACCTAGATAGGTGTTATGATGATTCGGGTCGATGTCCACCAAATGTTACCCACTTTCTAAGGAAGAGATCAGTGTTCCTGTCTTCGTTATCTCCCTCATCCATATACATGAATTTACATTGATGGTTAATAGTCTT